TCTTCGTCCAGCTCGACAAGCGGGCGAACGCTGGAGATCAAGCTACTCCGTCCAGGCGTGAATTGCCTTTCGCCCGTCTGGATGATCGCCTGCAATGTGTCGCCGTCGAAGGACCCAAGGAAGTGATCCGACGTGAAGGCGCCGGAGTAGTTCTTGCCGCCCTTCCACACGTCGCTGTCCAGGGAGGGCTGCAGGGTGTCGATGTTGGTCGAGACCACGTCCAGCCCGTCCAGGGTATAGCCTTGATTCTGGCCATTGAGCAGGCGATCAAACTCGATATCCCGGATTTCGGACCAGCGCCCGGTATCCCAGCGATAGCAATAGATCCGATTGGGCGTTGAGCCCTCGGCCGGAAAGCCCCAGCACACAAGCTTGCCGATCAGATCGATGGCAGTGGAAACCTTGTGCTTGTCCGCCAGGTCAAAGACCTTCCAGAATTCCGTATCGACCCGGTTGTTTCCGATGGGCTCGCTGCTGGAGCCGTTGAAGACAAAGAAGCCCTCTTCCGAGATATAGTAGATGTTTCGACCGAAGCTGATCACGCTGTTGGGTATGGGCGTGCCGCGCTTGCGATCCGCGGCCGGTATATCGAAGATCACGGGAGAGCCCACGTATTCCATGCGGCGAATCAGGTTTTCCTGGAATATCACGCCATATTCCGCCCCGCCCACGACGCGCTGGACCCAGCCGCCCGTTGCCAGGTCGCTGTAGTCGCTCTGCGTCTTCGCATCCGGATCAAAGTCCGTCTCGTCACCGATGGCCGACCACCAGACCCGATTTGGCCGGACTCCATCCGTGACGTCGTCCGTATGGCCCAGCACGACGAAGTCCCGCACGACATCGACATGCTTGGCCTTGGGCTGATTGGTCGAGGTGATCAGGTCCGCGAAGTCGCTTGAAACGCCGCCGCCAATGTCCAGGACCTGGACCGGGTCCGCGAAGTTGGTTGCAATGATCTTCTGCTCCCGGTCCCAGGTCGTGAATTCCCACACGTCCTCGGCCCCAGTCGCATAGCCGCCCGCCTTGCTTTCATCGCTCCAGACGTTGTCCCGCAGTTCGTAAAGCTTGGTTGCGGTGCCGGCATAGGGGAAAATGTTGTTGCTCTTGTCGCGCGCCACCGTGCCGCCAAGTACCATATCGTCAACTGCATTCGTGCTGACCTTCACCAGATCGCGCGCCGGCTGATAGTTGCCCTTCCCCGGTCCTGGGATGACATTCCTACAGATCAGGCTGCCCGGGTTCGGGAATGCCGGCTGGTCCGGCAGCCAGTCACCGAATTCCACGAAGACGGGCTCCTCCGCCGAGGCGGCAAGCGCGCCCTGGTGCGCCTTCAGTTTGCTAGCGAGACTCGCGGGCATTACATCTTTGTCCTGCCACCGGAGGAAACCGGGACGCGGCTGCGCATGATCTTCTGGCCCTTCGGGAAGCGCTGGCGACGGCCCAGGTTTTGAGCAAGCTCCATGGCGTTCTCGTAGAAGCTGCTCCAGGTCAGCAAGCGCGGGTCGTTGCTCTTGTAGCCCACCCCCTCGATCAAGGAGCCGTAAAGATAAAGCCCTATGTGGTTCTGCAGGATCGTGTTGGTATCCGAGTCGTCGGCCAGCCTCAAGGGCCGCGCCAGATAGAGCCACTTTCCCGTGTAGCTGCTGTCGGGCGTGGGGCTGAAGACCAGTTCTTCGCCCTCAATGGTGTAGAAAGTCGGGAAGTCGGCCGCCTTGTTCTGGTCGAAATCCCACAGGCGCTCGGGCGGTACGTAGGTCACGCGCTGGATGGGGTCGGCTACGTCGATGTAGTGGCTGCGCTGCTCCAGGAAGTCGGTTGGCAAGGCCACGCGCTGGGCATCGATGGTCAGGGTGGCCACCTGCTCAAGCAACGGCATGTCCAGCTCGTTGGCGATCCGGTCCTCGGCAAGCTGGATGAACTCCGGGATACGATCCGTGAGGTTGCTGCGCTGGAGCCAGTTGGCCACCGCGGTCTTCAGCTCACCATAGTTCTGAATGCTCATTGCGGAATCCCGTAATAGGCGCCCAGGCGCTCGCGGACAAAGGCTTCATCCTCGGCGCTGACTTTGGACCCCCAGACAATGGCTCCGGTCATCTTGCCATCGAAGGAGCCATTGAAGTTCGAGCCCAGAGCTTGCGAGCCCAGGGCGAAGCGGTCAAGGGTCAGGCGCCCCACGTCCAGGTCCGCGTCGTCCAGGTTGGTCAAGATAGAGCCGTCAATACTCCAGGTAGCCCGCTGCCCGTCGAAGATCACAGAATGGACGTGCGCCCCGGTATCGGGGGCCTCGGTGCTGTCCACGAATTTGGACGTGCCCCCATCGTCGCGCCGGTTGATCCTCCAGGCCGAGCCGTTATGGGACTTGGCCTGATACCAGACATCGGTTCCGGCGTTGTTGGTGAAGGCCCAGAGGAAATCGTTTGGCGTAGCACCGTCATTCCGGCAGGACAAAATGACCGTTACCCGGCGTTTTGTGCCCGAGACCATGGGAACCACGCCCGTGCGGTTCTCCCGCAGCGCCCAAAGCGCGGTGCTGGTTCCATCGAAGACGGCAACCGGGCGGTTGTTCATCCCGGCCGCCACCTGATAGAGGGGCTGGCGGGCTACCCCTGGGGCGCTCAGGAAGTAGCCGCCGCGCTGGGCCTGATTATAGAAACCCACAATCCTGGCCTCGCTGGCTCCGTTGGCCGCAAGCCACTGGCTTACAGTCTGGATTGCCCAGTTGATTGGCTCCCCGCCCTCGTCCGGGGTCAGGAAGTCCTCCTCGTTGTTCCCCGTGGCCTCGCGCAGTCGGAAGTGCGGCCCCTCGTAGTCGCCCCGGAGGCGGAAGAAATCCCAAGCGGCCAGGGGCTGCGCGAAAACCTGATCCAGGACCAGGGTGGGTTTCGTTGCCACGCTCCTAATGGCGTGTCTAGACGCAATTGTCTGAGCCGATCTCATACTGTCATTTCAACTTCGATATTGCCGGTACCGCCGGAAGCCCAGGTAACTCGAATGTCCAAATCCCCAACAACTTCAACGATCCGATAGGGATCGGCTTCAGCGGGCGGGTTTGAAATTGGCTTTGCCGATCCGTCAGCCTCATTGAGCCGCTTGACCTCCACAGCAACAACATGCCCATTAAAGCCAGAAACCAGAACGCCAACCTTGGCGGTCTCCCCCGTGAAACTTCGCACCGTCAACCATGAAGTCGATTGGCCAGATGCAGTAAGAGTTTCCTTGACGATTTCCCTAGCCATGATGTCTCCCTGGCGGGCACCTTTAAAATCTTTTGTCGGTCGCCCTGAATTTAGACCATTCGTCTCTGAACATGCGGCGGTGCCAGCCCTTGCGTTCCTTCAGAGGCATGGCGAACCAGGTCCGCACGTCGATTCCGTGTCGCGCCAGCGCATCGTAGTACTCGACCACCGGCACGCTGCCAAGCAGGGGGTGCCCCCAGGCGTTGTGAGCCTGATCACCATTGCGGCTATGCGCTGTCAGGCGCAGAACGTCGGTGCAGTCCTGCTTGTTGACCACGACGTTCTTGCCGGTTGCCGGATCTTTCCACCAACCCGTTTTAACGCCCTGCCACTGATCGAAGACGGCAGCGCTGGGCATTACTCGGCGTCCTCGCCTTCAAGGTTCTCTTGAGGCTCGGGCGCGGGCTTTGCCTTTGCTTTCGGCTTGGGCGCCGCTTCCTTGGGCGGATCGGCCGGCGGTGCCGTCTCGCTTACCAGGATCTTGCCTTCATGGGCATAGATATGGACCTGCCCACCGCCTGTGGTTTCCACCACGACGGTCTTGCCGCCCGTGGCGCTGGCGACTCCACTGTCGCCCCTGAAGATCAGTTCAGCCATGTCGTCTCCCTTGGAAGAGGGGCGGCCCGAAGACCGCCCCTGTCCCTTAGCCGATGTCGTCGATGCAGCCCGAGGACTTCTCGTTCCGCGCCTCAAGCGTGGCTTCCCAGACGAGCTGCCACTTCTCGGCATCGCCGGTCTTGGCAAGCGGCTCGCTGAAGAGCGGCCGAAGCTCGGCCAGCGCCCACATGTTGGTCTCCAGAAGCTCCAGGCGGGCATCCTGGCCGAAGCGGTCGGCAACCACTTCGTATTCACCGAAGTCACCGTCGTAGATATCGATAGTGGCGACGAGCTGCTTGTCCTCCGCGCCCTTGAACCGGGTAGCGTTGCCGGTGAAGGTCGAGAAGGTCGTCTTGTTGCCCGAGGTCATCAAGGCCATGTCGGGGTTACCGCCATTGTCCCAGACAGTCCGCGCCATGCTCTTGAAGGCGTTTTCCGTCAGGGCGCCCGGCGTACCGGCCGGAGTCGGCACGTTGGTACCGTCGCCAGCCGGCGCAACGCCCGCCGCGGCCGTACCAACCGAGGTATAGCCCGAGGCAATCCAGGAAGGCACCGCCGCCAGCAGGCGAGCCGTGGCGGCCTTGTCGCCGGCATCCTTGGCCTGGTCCTGCAGCAGGATGGTCTCCAGGTCGCGCCGGATTTCCTTGGTCTTCTTGACGAGCTGATAGTCGATCTCGTCGTCCACGCCGGCCTGGATCACGTATTCCTGCGTGCCCGAGACCATGAGGGACTTTTTCAGGATCTGCGTATAGTTGGTCCGCCTGACCGGGTTAACACTCGCCTGAATGGCCGTGTCGTCGCCCTCCAGATTAGCGTTGGCGCCATCTGCATTGGCGAGACTGTCGATGGGCCACTCGTGAAGAACGGCCGTGGCCGACGTCGAGGGGATGCGTGTGACGAATGGCGTCTCCCAAGGATCGACGTTGTAGACAATGTCTACCAGATCCTCGCGGTTGGCCGGTGAATCGTAGGTGGTTTTCCTATTGGCTTCCGCCATGGGTTTGGTTTCCTCGTGCTAGGCGACGTGCCTTCAGGAGGGCTGCCCCGTCCTGAACGCTGCCGCTGGATTTCAGACGGCTGCGAGCACCAAGAACCTTGTCGTTTGCAAGCTGACCACTACTTCGCTTTGCCCCGGGCTTCTGGAGTTTGGGCAGTTGGGCGAGGCGTTGCTTGATCGGCTTCTCCTGGGCCTGAAGCTCGCGAAACGCAATCGCGTCGTTCACGATCTTGATTTGGCGCAGGTCGAAGCTGCTGAAGAAATTCCCAACCTCTTCGGCAGTGAAGTCGTAGTTTCCGGTTAGCCCGGTGCGCACGCGGCTTTCAAAGGCCGAGAGCTTGGTGGGCTCCTGGAGTTCCGGCTTCCATGCCATGAGTCCGTCTTGCTGTGCCTTGCGGTATTCCGTTTGCTTTGCATCCGCCTCGATCACTTGCTGCTTCACGAGGTCGTTGCGCTGCTGAATCGCCGCGTTGAAGGCGGCAATCTTGGAATCCCGTTCGGAACGCGCGACCAGATAGCCCCGCTCGTCGATCTGCTTCGAATTCAGCATTTCATTGAGCTGCTGATCGCTGGGGCCGAGGTCGATAGACGCCCGCATGGCGTGCAGGAATTCGTCAGCTTGCGTGAGTCGGTCTTGATACTCTTGCTGATGCTGCTCGGAAGCGGCCTCTAGGGCCTTTCTTTCCTCAGCAGCGGCGGTCCCGAGGCGATCCCGCTCGGCCTTGCTGGAGTAAGCCTCCAGAAGATCGGTAAGCGGGACGTTCTGCTGCTCCCCGTTGACCTTGACCGGCGCCGTGACACCCTGGAGGAAATCCTTGGGATCGACCCCAACGGCCTCGGCAAATTCGTTCAACGTCTCCGGGAAATAGCCTTCGTCTCCGGTCTCGCCTTGCGAAGCCTGGGCCTGCTGGCCTTCGGTCTCCGCTTCCGTCTGAGCGTCCGCACCTTCAGAAACCTCTGATTCTTTGCGGCTTGTCTCAGTCGTTGACTCGTCTGCAGGCGTGGAAACTTCAGCGTCTGGGTTTGGCTGCGCGGGCGATTCCTTGACTGTGGAAACGGCCTCGGCAACGGCCCTGCGCTCTTTCCTGCGCTCTGCGAGCCACTTTCTCTCGTCCATGGGCTCCCGTCTCTGATCAGAGCTTGGGAGCCTTTCTGCGGCCTCAGGCTTAGGCTGTGCGCCGTCCTGAATTTCGGCCTGTGCTTCTGCCATCCTGGCAAACTCCTGGGCCTACATGGCCCGGTCGTCGGTTAGCTGTAGCTGGCGTAGGCACCAGCCTTGGACTTGCTCTTCTTCGGCTTTGAGAACGTCTTGGACGTGCTCTCACGGACGTTGGCGGAACTGCCGTAGTCCGTCTTGCCGGGCTCGCGGTACGCCTTGGAAGGCGATGCCTTGCCCATGCTCTTCTTTCCGTATGGCATCTGAAATTCCTTTCCTGGAAAAGTGCCTAAGCAATGCCTTGTACGTCGTTGATATTAGTGGATAAGCCCTCGTGCTTGCGCTGGTTCAGCTTGTCCAGCTTCTTGGCCGCTTCGAGGCCCTTCTGGTTTTTCCTTACCAGCTTCGTCAGGAAGGCTTCGAAGACCCTGATTTCGCGACGAGCTTCCAGAGCCTTGTCTTCGTCATCGCCTTTGAAAGCCCGCGCAAAATCGCTGCGGATTTCTTCAGCCATGGCCTTGAAAACCGGGTTTTCCAGGACTTCATTGGCCCTTTGTCCGTCCTCAAGCTGCTTTTGCAGATCTGTCATAGCAACAGAATGGCGGCCTCTTCGTCGTCGATCCTTTCAAATAGCACAGAAATGAGTTGTGGATCAAGCGACTGGGCCTCAGCGCCGAGCCCTCGGATCAATAGCGGCAAGTCCGCCACGGCCTCCCGCATCATATCCGAAGACACGGGCACGTCTGGCAGGGTATCGGACGGCGGGCCTCCCTGGCTCAGGCTGGCGTCCTGGGATTCGGGAGTGGCGAAGCCGCCGTCCGATATCGGCTGCGCGGGACTCCCGGCCTTCTTCAGAAGCTCGCGCAATTCGAAAAGCGCCCGATCCGGATCTGTGAAAACACGGTTGTCGGGCAGTATGTATCTTCTAGTCTTGCGGTTTGGTTTACGGACCTCGCTCGGCAGGCCGGCAACCGGAGGCTCTACATCCGGCCCGATCCGCGGCGTGACGGGGAAAACCGTATCCGTTTCGTTCACATTCAGGATCAGGACGGTTTGCGGGCCGCCCTCGACCACAGGGAAGACCGGGGCTATCTGGTTAAGCTCGCTGACGATCCCGACAGAAACCGCAACCGCACCCGGCAGAGGCGTAACGGGCAGAACCGTGTCCGTTTCGCTAACGATCCCCACAGGGACGCTGACAGCCCCGGGGACCGGCTTGACGGGCTCGACGCTGTCAGTCTCGGCGACCAAGCCCACCGGGATGGCCTGAGGCGCCCCGCCAGTGATCGGCGTGACGGCCAAAACCGTATCAGTCTCAGCAACCACCCCGACAGGAACCGAGACGGCGCCAGCCACGGGCGCAACGGCAAGCACTGTATCCGTCTCGGAAACCAGGCCAACGGCGACCGTTTGGGGAGCGCCGCCAAGCTCAGGCGTGACGGCCAAGACACTGTCGGTTTCAGAGACAATTCCGACCGCGACGCTCTGAGCCGGCGGCCCTACCCCGGCAATCTTGAACTCTACGACTTCATAGCGAACATTGTTATTGCTGCCGGGGATCGTGGTATCGGCAAACCGCTGAATCTGAACATTCGTGGTAGATGTCGGCTTGATCGCCGATTGGTGGTCAATCGTGTCCTGTCCATCCGTGCTGCTGTCAATCGGCCAGTCACCGACGCCCACATGATGGCCCGAAAGAATAGCCGCCTCGTCGAGGTCAACCGCCGTGATCGTCTGATTGGTGGTTAGCTGCCCGTCTACATCGGTCGCGAACCTCTGAACGGCACAGCCCGCGCTATTCGAGCGGACCACAAAGGCACTGAGAGTTGCGGCAGCGACGGGAGTTGAACCATGGTTCCTGTACCAGGTGAGGGTTGAAGTCCCCGTGAGCGCCATATTGAAAATGGCATCCCGCAGATCGTCGGCGCTTTCGCTACTCTGATAGCTGGGGACAATGAACGAGGACCCCAGGGTTACGGGGTTTGACAGGGTTAGATTTGTCGGGCCTTGCGCGGACGCCGCTGCGGAGGCCTGAATGTATTCAACCTGAAAGTCCGTTCCGTCGCTCTCTACGACCCACCAGTAAATCAGATGATCTGGCACTCCCGAGGCGATTCTCGTGAAACGAATTTGACTGGCGGACGCAAAATCCGACCTGATAAACATGTCATTGAAGTCATCGCCGGAAGATCCTGTATTGCGGCTATTAAAGAAAATAACCGCATTATCAGTATCGACTGTCGTTATATTTGCTGTTACTGACGTTCCTGTTAAATTAACAGACCCGGACTGGACGGTTACACCAGAGGTAAACTCAACAATGGCGGCCTCTACCACGGCCGGGGCGTTTACGTTGGACGCCCACTTGCTGACCTCAGCGGTCGGGGTGCCGGCGTTGTCAAAGACTCTGACTGCGTGAAGGTTGTTTGCTCTTGAATCGAACGACGAGGCCGTCATTCGCGCAGTCACCCCGACAACTGCGCATTTCGCTACGTCTTGGCCTTTCGTCAGGGCCACGGATGCTGTCGTTAGGGTGCCACTGTTGCCAGCAACGCTAAGAGATATCCTTTCAACGGATTTGACAAAAGCTGCCATGGCGCCCGCTTACATCTAGTCAATGCTGAGCGTCTTGGTATAGACGATCCATGTGTAAGCCGTTTCGTCTGCCGGCCCTAGGATTCTATATCCTGAATCGCTGGCGAAGTCGCCGTCTCCTGTCACTTTCCGGCTTATGAAGATCCTCGCCACTCCTGCGCTGAGCCCATCCGAGGAACCCCAGTCCAGATCGAGCCAGTAGCCATTGATGAAGAGCCGGTCATCCGCGACGTTGCGGTTGATGGGCGCTTCGTCCTTGTCGAAAAGCCGCAAGAAGCGCTCAACGCTGGGATCAACCTCGTCCTCGAGGAATTCCTCAGAGCCCAGGTTGACCGCCGTCCCGTCCGCAACCGGGTCCTTATCGTAAACCCTGAGAACGAAACGGTCGTCCTCAAGGGCTACGTCCGCGGTGAAGGTCGAGCCCGAATCTTCCGGGTCCGAATAGCTCCCCAGCGCCAAGGCGTCGCCGCTCGTGGTGTTCTGCTGCTGCCAGTAGGGTAGATTGTTGAAGCCGTCATAGAACAGCGGGAAATCCCCGCTCTGGATGTCGTTGAAGAGCGTTAGGCTGATCTCAATCAGGTATTCGTTATTTCCGGGATCGAACCAGACGGAGGTTGGCTCCCTGA